GGTGGGGCAGGTATCCCTGTTACGTCGATACCAGATTGGATTTTTTCAAATAGGACATCATTGACGGCAGCTACCATCGGATCAAATGTCGGATACATTGGTTATGGAGCATTCAGCAGTACTAATATAGCGAGCTTAGTTATTCCTAATTCGGTAACGAGTGCTGGAGGTGAATTATTTAATGGATGCACACTTATTACCGAAACAAATATTCCAAATTCAGTAACCACGAGAGACTTTTTATGGCATGCATATTCTATAACGAATTTACATGTTCCAGCGGACCATCCAAATTTCGTTTTAAACGATGGTTTATTATATAACAAGATAGAGAATGGTACTCAACTTGAATTAGTATGGTCTTTGGCTAGTGTTACAAATCTGAATATACCGTCCTCTGTAAATGGTCTTCCAGTGACATCGATTCCTCAATTGGCATTCCATATGAGTCCAAATCTGACTGCCGTCACCATTCTAAACTCAGTGACATCGGTGGGTTCAGAGGCATTTAATGGATGTTCCAATCTACGTTCTGCGAATATCAACTGTGCAAACATTACTAATGGCATGATTAAACAGTGTTCCACTCTGACTGCTGTTACCATGGGCAATTCAGTATTATCGATCGGTAATAATGCGTTTGCCTCATCTACCACTCTGAGTTCCGTCACCATGGGCAATTCAGTCACATTGATAGATAATTACGCGTTTCAAAGTTGTAGCGGTCTGACTGCTGTGGACATCCCTGATTCAGTTACATCGATTGGTGAAAACGCCTTTTTAGATTGTACGAGTCTAGAAACCATTCATATCGGTGCAAACGTCGCATCTATCGGTTCTTCCGCGTTTTCTCGCTGTTATAATGTGTCAACAGTGACCATCCCTGCCTCGGTGACATATATTGGTTCTTACGCCTTTATTTGGTGTGGATATATTCAAAGTGTTTATTTCTTGGGTGATAATACCGATAATAGATATTTTGATAACAGTCAATTTCATTTCCGTAAAGGCACTGATCCTGCGAATTCATGGTATTACCCTGACTATTCCGAAAGTTGGGACAGTTATGTTTCATCAGCCCCTTGGTGGGACCCAACTGTTAAATGTCCTCCCGCAACCGCTTATTACATCGAAGGTAAGGATGGATGGAGCCAATACGCTTCTCCAAATACTCCTCCTATACAATTCGCATCCGTCACAACATTCGTTCCTGAAGGAGGATCAGGAGGTTCAGGAGGTACTGGAGGTACTGGAGGTCCTGGTTCACCTCCACCAGACCATTCAAGCGGTGAATTAACACTCAATGGTGGTTCAGCTGGCATCGTAAGCGGTGGTATTGTAAATGTCTCCGCAGGAGGTGCAACTATTCAATCTACAACAGGTAATTTTAGCTTAGCACTCAATAGTGGAGACGCTGTTGTTACCACATTTAGTGGATCACAATCTGCAAGTGCAACCATTTCGGCAAATCGTATTTTACATACCAGCGACGGCATTTTTGCAGGCACTTTAGCTGGTTCAGGTACACTAGAAAAAACGGGTTCAGGTACATTAACCCTTTCTGGAAATAATTTTCAGACTGGTTTTTCAGGCAAGGTAGCAATTAAGGCCGGAACAGTTGAAGCGCAAACAACCGCATCATTAGGTACAGCTGCCGTGGAATTAGGCTCCTCAGGTACAAATACCAGCTCAGTCCTCAAATTTAACATTTCAGATTCTACTACCAGCGTTATTGGCAACAAAATCAGTGCTCTTTCTTCCGGTAGCAACACCGTACAAAACACCGGCACCAGCACCGTTTCCCTTGCAGGCGGTTTGGAGAAAAACGGCACCACATTAACATTGGAAGGAAACCTAGAGGTAAATTCGGACATTACAGGTTCATCCGCAAATTCAGACCTGGTATTGGGTAACGGCACTACTAGTACTGCTAATGTCACACTTTATGGCGGCAACACATATGATTACAACGGCCCAACAACTGTCAACACAGGATCGACACTTACATTTGCAAATGGTAACGTAAACCTTACAAATAGTGATGTCACGATTGACGCAGGAGCAACATTAGAGTTAAATTATGCAAGTGGTATAGACACTGAAAACATCGTGAAATCATTAGTATTAAACGGTACATTAGCTGTTAATATAAGCGAGGTTTTGACTGCAGGAAATGAATACTTTATATTAAAGTGTCTTTCACTAACCGACAATACTACAGGTCCTGTAATCAATTATACTGGAGCGAATAAGGATGATTTATATGTATATAAATATATGTGGGCATTAGCTGACTATACCGATTATATTATTGGCGTTTTAGATAAATTAAAATTCACGTCTACTGATAACACAGTTACTAGTGGTAGTATGATAACATTATCAACTAATTTAACTGAAATTACTTATAGTAGCTCTAATACTGCAGTGGCTACCGTTTCTAGTAGTGGTGTAGTCACGGGAGTATCTGCAGGCTCGGTCACAATAACTGCCACCGATGGTCTACAAACCGCGACAAAGACGATTACTGTAACAGCTGCATCTACACCAACAACACCATCCAGTAACGTTTGTTTCCCAGCCAAGACACCTGTAATGACGAACCTAGGACCAGTCAATATTGAGGATATTAACCCTGCTGTTCACACCATCCGCAACAAGAAAATCGTCGCCATTACCAAGACCGTTGCTCACGATAAGAACTTGGTTCGTATTGCCAAGCACGCTTTAGGACATTTGTACCCAGAAAAGACTACATTCATCAGTCAAAACCACAAAGTGTTCTGCCAAGGACAAATGATCAAGGCAAAATATTTGGTAGACAATTGCAATGTTACCCTTGTGCCATACAACGGACAAGTATTATACAACGTATTATTGGAAGAGCATGAAAAGATGCAAGTCAATAATTTAATTGTAGAAACATTACACCCAGAGCACAAGGTCGCGAAATTGTATAGATTCTTGAAGAACGTAGATGCAGCCCATCATGGCAAATTCATTGCTGCCTTCAACAAGAAGGACCTTGAACACCGAAGCCACCTTTAAGAAAGGTGGCGCCAAAATCCATATCCACCTTTGAGAAAGGTCCAAAGGGACTTCCGCGAAGCTTAAGCCGTTGCGGAGCCAAATTTTAGGTAACACGTGAAAATAAATGGTTTTGCTCCACTTTTTCAAAAGTGGATATAAAACACCTAAACAAATTATAATCATTTTATTCAATAATTATAATTTTCTCCTCCCTCACCAAGCACCATTTGTTTCCTAGAAGTGGATATGATTTTGCTCCACTTTTTCAAAAGTGGATTTTTGCTCTTACTTCGTTACAACTTTTCCTAAAAGTGTTTGGCTCCGCAACGGCTTAAGCTTCGCGGAAGTCCCTTTGGACCTTTCCCAAAGGTGGATATGGTTTTGCTCCACTTTTTCAAAAGTGGATTTTGGCTCCACCTTTTCTAAAGGTGGAAAAGGTGGATTATATATGTTGTCGCTGCAAATAATAAACCACCCCATAAAGTGTCTATGATTACCGTGAGCAAGGACCAATTTTTGAACGTAGCATAATTCGTGGTTTCATACACACCATAAATCACAATACCTAATAAAAACGCATCACTTACGCTGCGCTTCGGTTTAATAATGAAATAATTGAGACCTACAATCAAAAACACATAACAAAGCGCCGCTCCTAAATAATTAAATTTCACTGCGCTCCCTTGAACACTTTTCAGTTGATTATCTAAATATCCCCTCATGACATTCAAATACACGAAATCAATACATATCAATACAATCGCACTGAGTAACATTAAAAAGTTAAACATTTATATACTAAGCAAATATTTTCATTTTTCTAGATAGGAAGTTTAGAGTAAGTTATTCATTTTTATAAAACTTTTTTACTATAGTATTATATAAATGTCTGTTGGATATACTAGCCCCATTAATGGAAGTAATACAGCTTTCAGTATTTTTGCCAAAAATGTAAAAAATGCGGGTGGAGCCATTCGAGGATGGATGCCACAAGCAACCCAATTAACCGATAAAAGATACCCTGAATATGAACACATTCGTTTCACTTTAAAGAATGCCTGGAACACCAATTATAGAAGACAATTAAGAGTAAATGATTTGAAGCAAAGTATCACTACTCCTTTCCGTGCAGTGAATAACGCCGGTGACTTGTTGAGTCGTGAAAACTATTCGTGTGGTGGTAGTTGTCAATCATTTCAAAGTCGACCTGGATTGAAAGGATTAAGACAACATTTCGGCGCCGTGCAATCGAGTTGTGTGCCATCCGCGGCGTATAACAGTCTGCAATTGATAAAAAATGTTCCAGCCGCATCATGCAATGTGAAATACGTGTACGACAGTTCTGATTATATTACTTACTTGAAACAACGCGCTGTTGTGAAGAATTATAATGATTTCTCTTTTGGAGGCGATGAATACAATTCAACCCAAACCGCTCGAAAGGCCATCCGACGGTACTAATCCACCTTTGGGAAAGGTGGAGCCAAACATTTTTAGGAAAGGTTATAACGAAGTAAGAGCCAAATCCACCTTTGGGAAAGGTGGAGCCAAAATCCACCTTTAGGAAAGGTGGAGCCAAAGCTTCGCTTTACCAACGGTGCTTCGCTTTACCAACGGTGCTTCGCTTTACCAACGGTGCTTCGCTTTACCCATTTAGATAAAAACATCTAACGCCTATTATATGGAAAAGGATAAACGGAAACAAATCTTGTATCAAAAAACTGAATTCAATAGTCATAAAATTTGTCAGCTGCCGTCTATATTCAAATGCTGCAAATGTAAGCGCAACAACACCGCTCAAACGGCTCCAACCCAAAACTGTCTATTTTGTGGCACTCCAAATTATGTGAAAATTAAATGATAATATAATATTCTTATATTTTATTATGACAACTCCGTATGCTGTTTCAACAAATATTGGTTCCATGTCTTATAACAATTATGTAAATGCCCCCATCACTGGCCCATTAAGCACTAATCAAACCCCCGCCCAAATTCCCTACCACAGTTACGGCATATTAAGCGGCCTTCGACCCACCCCACCACAATTCTACTCTATGCAAACCCCCGTCGACGCGCAAATGAACACCAACGCCCGCCATCAATATTTAAGGACATCCGTCAATAATCAAGCCTTACAACAACAAATAGCTTTAGGAAAAGCTTCCGCTCCTTTAGGATTTAACATTGCTTCTTCCCAAAGAATGGTACCAGTATCATCTCATACCAATTATATTCCTCCCGTTCCATCATCCTTGTATGTAAATGTGCGTAAAAGTAACGCGGTTGGCCAAAGTGCTTATAAAGTAAATCTACCCAATGCCGCACCTACTGGCACCAAAAGTTATTATCCAAGTGGAACGAGAAGTACCTTAAGACGAGCTCGTTCTGGAGGCTGTGTAGCGCCAAAAAAGAAGGGGTCTATATACAACACTAGTTTAACGAATGGGCAAGTATGCGCTTGGGGATCCATTGTGCGTCAAAATTATTAGGACTAAAAACCAATAAAACCAATAAAACCAATAAAACCAATAAAAATCCATGAAAAAACGCCGAAAAAAAATAATATTTAGTATTATTATAATATGACATATCCTGTTTTAACTCCTACATACGGTCTTGGCAGTTACGGTAGAACTGGTCCTGCCTTACTCATTAGTTCCCCTCGCACTAAAGTTGGCTCTCAAGGTAGAATTTACGCTTGGATGAAGAATCACGGACAAGGGCCACAATATATTACCTTTTTATTAAACTCTATTGGACCACAACGTTACGTGAACCCATGGACTTATATTTAAAGCAATGCGTGTTTTAAATGCAAAATTTATGACTATCAAAATAATCATAAATTTTGTAAAATATATTTTATTAGATTATTATATAATAAATGTCTACTATGACTATTCCGCCATATATCGTTCGAGCGTTAAACAAAATACAGGATTCGGACCGTGAATTAGCAAGTGCGTTAACAACTGTTATTTCCCATTTACATAAAATGTCACATCAAGATATTTTGGCCTTCTGTTGTAGGTGTCAAAATAGAAGAAATGACGGTTGCGGTGAGATGCTTTGTATTACTTACCCAGAATTGCAAGCAATTAGTGACTATTTAATGGGAATTGCCACCGGTGCGATAAAAGGACCTGGGGGTGTTCGCGCATAAAAATTATATTTTATACTTTAGCATATACTATAAAATATAATGTCGACATATGTTATATAATATGGCACAAATTACGGAGGATATCATAATGGTGATCCCAATGGTGAAGAACGAAATAAAGACCGCACTATTTAACAAAATATCGTATAGTAATCCCCAGTTAGCAGAAGCGATTGCATATCGTTCTACCCGTCCTCATGTATTCGGTAATGGGGACCTCGCGTCATTATATGACCATTACAATATGTATAAAAAAGAGTTGCAATTTTATTTATTAGGATTAACCAACATAGTACTTCATGAACCCGTATCTCACATTAAAACTGTGACAGTTACCCCTGTAACTAATACTTTAATTGTAACTAATACCCCTACATACGAATATGTAAATGATTCTTATACATATACTATTGGATGGGAGATAACTATTGTTTACAAAGATGGATCGAAACAAACCTACACAATGACCATACAAAACCTATTTTGAGTTAGTAGCTTAAATTGACTAATCATAATAGCGAGAGAATATGATTCAATTTATTCGCTAGTGGAGATCTTGACCCACCAACGAAAACCCAACTGGCTTATAACATCTCATTATATCAAGCTGTACTTCTATTTCCAATGAGGGGCCAAGAAGATTAGTCTATTATTTCTAAAAATAAAATATTTTATCCTGAGTATATAAATGAACAAGTATTTAGTTGAATTTTTAGGAACCATGTTTTTAATGTTTGTTATTTTTGCCACTGGTAACTGGGGCGCTATCGGCGCGGCTTTAGCAATTGGTGCTTTATTGGGCGGTCCTATTTCTGGTGCCGCGTATAACCCTGCGGTCGCCATTTCTCTCTATGCCGCTGGAAAATTGTCCAAGTCTGATGTACTTCCTTATATTATTGTGGAAATATTAGGTGCTCTAGCAGCCTTCTATGTTTACAAAAGATTTGTAAATAAAGCTTAGATATTTAGCAGTGCCTTTGCCCTTTTGAAAATATTTTAATTTCTTTTAGTATATTATATAATGCCAAAAAGAAATAGAAATCGAAAAATGAGAGGAGGGTTTTTAGATTCACTGTCCAATAGTATTTCGAGTGGGTGGAACTCTGTATCACAAGGCGCGTCTAGTATGTGGGATAGAACAAAAAATGCGGCATCGAGTGCCTATTCGTCTGCCACTACGCCCGCTACACCAACACCACCATCCACGATTCCACCGGCCGCACCAATCCCAATGCCTCCATCTGCTGTGAATGGAGGAAAAAGACGCACTAGAAAAATGAGTCGAAAAATGAGTGGCGGATATAGTTCAAATATTTCTCTAACAGGTTTAGCGGCAACTGCTTCACCAATTTCAGGCGTAAAAACGGCGCAACCTCATCATTGGGTGGGAGGTAGAACCAAAAGAAGACAGTCCAAATCCCATAGACGTCATCATTCCAAATCTAGAAGACATAGAAAATAGATTCGGGTCTCTCAATGATAACTTGTATTCTGTCATGTATACAAGTTATATAAAACGTAGTATAACGTAGTACCGAGTAAAACGTAGTACCGAGTATAACGCAGTAAAGTTACCGCGATTTTTCCATAAAACGATATAAAATGTAAATGCCAATTCCCGCCAAACTGGCCAAATATAATTGAGCCAATGGATCATCTGACATCACTGGACTAGCACCCCTTTCTTCGAGTCCAGATAAAAAGGCCTCCTGACATTTACTCTTGGTAATTGGATTTTTCTTGTTCGGAAAAGAACAAGGGTCAATACTTTGAATATCGGCCAATGTCACATAATGTGTTTCAGAAGATTTATTATTGTTAGAATCTATTGTTTGCATCGTTATTTCTTGACAAGGTGGCGTAGAACCAGCTAAAAATGCTCTCGTAATGGCAAATGGATTTAAAACATTTAAATTTCCCATTGCACCTGGTATTAATCCTTTCAACTCAGAAAAATTTACACCTAAACCAGATGAAATAAAGGGGATATTCCCTTGAGGCACATTATTAATATAAATATATCGATCGACTTGCTCACAAGTAGAAGAATCGTTTTCATCACTACATTTATCCGTTGCGGCACATTTTGCCCCTGTTTGTAGAAAAAACTTATTTCCTAAAGCTCCACCAGTGGCAGACGCCTTACTTTTCCCCTGCACGAGTAATTCAACATATTGTATTAATCCGTCTATATCTTTCCCCATTTGTTGAATCGTTCCTTTATCGCTCATACCGATTTGAGTAGGCGTTTTAATGTTTTTGTAATATGGATAGGTAGGACCAAGTAATTTTTCTTCCACGCCTTTAGCATCGGTTAATACTTCTTGAAATATATTGGACATAGTAGTTAAAATATATGTATATATTTATTTTTGTAAATGAATATATAATATTCGATGGTTCTTTGATTATGCGCCAACATATATCTATAGCATGATATATATGTATATGTTATGATGATTCATCAGTTGTTCCATCACTGGTCGTCGCAGTGTCATCGCTCGTTGTCGCCCCAGTAATCTCAGGAGCCGTTCCTCCCGTCATTTGAGTCGCGTATTGTTGTTGAGCACTGACTAGCCCGTTGACCTGGTCTTGTAAAGTGGCCACATTACCGCTTAAATCTTGCACTTGTTGAAAGACCCCTTGAATCGAATCGAATCTTTGTTTTAAATAGTCAATGTTTCCTGCATTTTGCTGAGCCAAAATAAGTGCATTATTTGGGTTATTCGTATCATATGGATTATAACTGGCATTTGCAGTGTTTGTATTGTTTGTAGTGTTTGCATTATCTAATCCTTCTATAACATGATTTGCTAAAATTATTTGATAACCAATTAATATAATAAAAAAGAGTATTAATATATTTATCAAGAGTGGCATTATTATTATATTATAATATTATAGTTTTACACTTTTATTTTCTTCTATAATAATATAAATGTCAACAGCCGTTACCCCATTAGGAATGAATTCGAAGCCAGCTTCCGGATATAATCATAGAAGCACTTATTCCAATAAACAATATATTTCATGGAAAGGAACTGGTATCAATAGTAATCCTGTAGGAATCGCATCAGGTCATATTCGTCCTTTAACAAACAATGACCCCGGAAACGTATTTCCAACTGGTTTTGGTTTACCGAGACCTATTAAACATTTTAGAAAAGGTAGAGTTATACCACCCACCCCCATTGAGGCCAACAACCTTATTGGGAAAGACCCGAATAACAACAATATTACACTAGATATCAACGAAGCGGCTTTAATTAATTATAATATAAATAGATTTGTCAAGTCTAGTAAAGGCACATCTCTCGGCGGAGGTTTTGGCGGCTCTGGGTTGTTAAATGATATGCAAGATAAACCTGGTGCATTTACGGTTAAAATAAACCAACCCACCGAAGTAGACGGTGTATCGGCCTTGAATTCGGATTGTAAGACCTGTGAAGGAGTTGGAATCGTAGCCAGTTATTACCCAAACAAGACATATTTGACCGAAAATCCAGAACCCAACACCACGAACCCCACTTTGTGCTGCAATGAAGAATACAAGGCTAAACGACGAGCCATTTACGCCAGTACGAACCTCAAAAAGAACTATTACACTAGCACCAAACAATATTTACAAAACAGATGCAAAACGTATGACCAAAAAGCGTTTAATTTCTTATCCTATAGAACGAATTTGGATGCATCCGTTTATAACGCAAATCCTTACTACATCTCTGTAGATGGCAACAATGGTCCGACCCCAGGCAGTCCGCTCGCCCTGGCAAATACTTATTTGGCCAATTGTCAGCCAAACGCGCAAATCTACGATGCCACTGAAAATGTACTCATTGAACAAATGTTAACCATCATGGTTAACGCGGGTATTTTAACACAAACCGACGTCTATACATTCAATCATTTAGGTATTAATACTATCAAAGGGTTTTTTAACTGGTTAAATGGATTGCCTGCTGAGAAAAAACCCGCCGCGCTAAAAGTGTTTACCGACTTTATTAGCAATCCATATTGGGGAATGCCAGTCGCGGGACCTTCCAATCAAACAGGTTGTCAATTGGTGGTCTATAAACCAAATAACTATCAATATGCAAAACAAGGAGCAGTGGATAGTTCGACTAGAAATCTGAAATTAAATGTGGATACCATTTCCACCAATGCGGCCTCTATTCAAAATTACAATAACACAGGTCCACAATTGGTAAGTGCCAACCAACTTTATGCGGGAGTTTCGCCGAATATTTCAAATTTAACCAAAAATAAAGTGCCTGGTTGCAATACACCAACCGTATTTCAATATCAAAACAAAAAGTTATGTTATTACAAAAGATTACCAGAATATCAAGTTCCAGCTTCCCAACCAAGTCCATATCGTTATTTCCCAGGCACCATCATTAGTTCAAATCATTTTTCACAATCACCAAATACATATAATACATCGTCCAGATCCATTTAGAGAATTGATTCGCTATAATTCAAATCATAATCTATTGCCGAAACCATTTCTGGTACAATATTGTTATTTATTTCCATATCTAGATCTAGAGCCATATCTAGATCTATTTCTTCCCTCATTTCTCTCCGGATTTCTCCTCCCAAACCCAACAATTTAATTTCTTTATTCACTGGTAAAAATATGTTTATTTTTTCGGTAAATTTGTTGCAAGGTATTTTATGTTTTTCACACCACGATACCGATTTGTGAATATTTGTTTTTTTGATGGTTTCTATTTTTTCTTCTTTATTTTTATTTTTTAAAATATTGATTATTAAATCTAATGATTCTAATTGTTGCTGTCCAGATATGATATTCATATCGTCTATTTTTAACATATAATAATACGGTATATCATAATCCAATAAAGATACTATTTGCTTGCCTTCTAATTTTTTAATAAAAACAAACAATCGAATATAATTTAACTTGAAATTAGTGTTTTTTTCTCTAGTTTTAAAGTTTTTACAAACAATATATTTGTCAAACGTTGTTATATTATTTGTATTCGGTTTTAACACAAGCGTTCTTTCATATAAGGATGATAATATATATAAAATATCTACCACTGGTTTATGAAACACCTCACTTATTTTAATGATACAACTTCCTTTATTTGCTTGATTTCTTAATATAATCATTAAAATTTCAATAAAAGAATATATATATTGGTTTATATCACCCTTTTTTGTTTCAAAAAATAAAAAATTATATTTTTCGTCACCAATTAATTTAACGGTACCATCATTTATTTCATTGAAAGACGTTATTTCATCGGTGTAATTTTCGCGCAACATTTCAAGACATTCTACCGTATCACTATGATTATGAGTTACATGTAATGTTTTCATTGTTTGTAGTTTATATGGTTCAAAAATATTCACGATGGAACATATTTCTAAAAAATCATAAAATAAATTCGTTTTTGGTTTGAGTTTACTCACTGAAAATTTTGAACCGGGGACTTTCGTAAAAATATATTCATACGGATTTACGATTTTAATGAGGTCTTCGTAGGATAAATTCTGGTCAGTATCGTTTTCACAAATACTTTTAATTTGTTTATTTGATTCGGTGTAATATTTTGATAGGCTTTGTGATATAGATGAATACGAATGTAAATTGTTATGGCTGCTGTCTATCGGATTTACAATAACTGTATTATTAATTTTTGGTAATATATAATAATTCATAGATATACTATTATTATATACTAATAATTTTTATTTAAGTTTGTTACGAGTTTTATAGATATAGCGAAACAATAAAAAATACGGCGACCTATAATAATATGGTTTTTATTCATAAAATAATACTTATGCATCGTCGTCGTCGTCATCGCTTTCTATTACTATTTTTTTGGTCGATTTTGGTTTTTCTGTTTTGGTCGATTTTGGTTTTTCTGTTTTGGTCTCCTCCGTTGCATTGGTGTCAACAGACGCTGCCAGTAAAATCTTTTTACTCAATTTGCGCACTTTGGGTTTCAACTGTTTCACTTCTTCTACCGCTACTTTTTGCGCATGTTTCGTATCTTCCGCGTTTCGCAAGGCGGCGGTTTCTTCATATTCGCCTAATTCTAATTCTACATTTTCGGTATTCACCGTTCTTATTTTTTTATAAACAAAATAGCGATTCAAGAAGGAAATTTTCTTTTCCGGACTACTCATATAAGGCGCCTGGTCGTATTCTTTAGCTTTAAATTTGTTTTTGGCTATTTCATCCATCATGTGCAAGAACAATTCACTAAATAAGCCAGAACCCTCTGGAAGTCCCATCTCTTTTGCCTCTTCGCGACTAATCACTTCAAACCCATAAGCGCTCATTACACGATTCAAGTAATCGAAATTCACCAAATATTCTGATATGGTTTGATTGATAGACTCTTGATATACATCAATTCTATAGCCAATAGAGCTCGAGTCGTCTTCAAAGGTTTCTCCTCCATAACCCTTTGTGATTTCCCATATTTTTCTACCACCTTCCAAGATTTTCACGGAATCCCCGGTCTTGGTCTTTTTAAGTTCATTAAATACTAACTTACCGTCATAACAAGTGCCAATAAAGTAGCCATTATGTTTGGTGCACTCGACAATATTTTTCATAAAACCTCTTAATGTATCGGGGTTTTCAAAGAAATAGTGAATCGCAAATTGACACGACGATACATTAAATCCGTCCGCCCCTTTGCCGTATTGTCTGGCTACCCCTTTACCAATTTGTTCGGCTTCCTTGGGCCCCCTGCCAAATACCGCCGAAGTAATTTGTTTCGCTTTATCGTTCAGCATGGCACTACCATCTTTAATATTAAATGCGCTGTTTCCATTGACAAATAAAGCATAAGGTACATTTTTATTGGATTTCTTCATATTTAAGAATCTGGCACATGCACCATCCAAACGATTTTCCAAGTTATCCTTCGAAATATCAATGCCAAAGACAAAGGCTAATTTTGCACGAATCCATTTAGGCAAGTCTCCTGCTTTACCACACGCAAAATCGATTAAAGTGTCGCCTTGCTTACATGCACCCACAATCAATGATTTTTTTACATACAAATTATGGAAATTTTTCATGGCTTCTGTTTTGAATTTTCCAGCTGGGGTGTTATAATAGACATCTTCGCTCACCGATATACTGGGTATATTTAATCCAGTGCATAACATATCCTCGTCAATTCTTCCGCTGGGATGAATCGATTTCCAGTTTTCATTACACACCTTATATGCATTGCCGTATTCTTTTTCACCGCGTCTCATTTTGGCGGTTTTATCGTGGCGCACACGCAGTGGTATCCATTTCCAACCGTCCTCTTTCTCCAAATCATATCGGAATTCGACAATGGTATTGTCTTCAAACACTTCATTTTCTTCGGAAAACATTTTTTTCCCACCAGAACCGTCCATGCGTAACATTATATTACACAAACCAGCATTCGGGTCATATGGTTCCGTAGGATAAAACCGTTTCGGCACATAATCGTTGTCTTGTTTGTCTTCGTAACGATGGCTAAATTCAGGAATGCGATCATCAATGACATCTTGAAAAGGATTGATATATCCGTCTTTCGATTCTTTAAATCCGCAGCGAAGTTCAATCATTTTATATTCGTTATGTTGAACAGATGCATCATTGTTTAATCCGTCTTCAAAATACGATTTAATGGTATCCTGACCATTGGCTCCTTTTATCGTAGTCACGAGGAAATCAATCGTATTGTATTGGGGTGGTTTCCATTTGAACGATTGCTCCCACGTAATTTTCGTTTTGGGTCCTGCTTTGCCAATGGAGTTGGCACCTACGCCATAAAACGCATGGGTAAATATTAAACCATCCGTTACATATTCGAATCTGTCTTGACGCACTTTTTGTAAAATTGTATTACATCCTTCAAAGATAGTTTGATTACTATTGTTTGGAAAGAATTCCTTTACGGAAAATCGAATGGGCGACATAAATTCTTGAGCGGTCTTGTATTTTTCCATCATGTCTGTAATCGTTTTTTCGTCTTTTCTGCTGGTGTCCATGATGGACATTGGTTTCAAATTATATTCAATATATTTTAATACTTGGTATCTAGATTTGTATATATCTTTTTCGTTTTCCAACAACATAAATGTATACGAACGTATGTCTTGATTTTTTACATAATAAATATCAAATGCCGCATACAAATTTATAAAATTGCCGTTTTTATCATGGGCAATCAATTCGCCGTCCAATAGAGTATTGAAGCATTCTTTGTTTATTGTTTTGGCACCCGTAAATATAACATCCATATTTGTATTGATAAGATAAATCTTACCTTCCGCGGAGACAAACATTAAATGACGTTCGCCATCGGCCTTTTCAGTGACTACAAATTCCTTTCTAATGTTTGGCTCGTTTGAATTGCTGTCAAATGGCGCAATATTTTTTAACTGTAGAGTGATAGAGTTTGGACCTATGAAATTTTTACTGGACACGAATTTCTTGGGTTCATATTCGTCTTTCCAAATCATTTTCATATAGGATTCGATCACTTGGTTTTGTTCTGGATAGGATATAGGATAATTCGTGCCTTGCAGTCCGCTTAATACATATTTAATGACTTTCCTTAAAGACTCGACAATCACCAGCGGACTATGAAATGTAGTGGATGGTCCTATGCGTTTATTATTTATTTCAATTTCGATTTCATATCCTTCTTGGTTATTGAAAACATTGGATTCTTCCAGCGTATATACACGAATCATAGGTCCACGATTTTCGCGTCCATAACGGTCTGGATTGCGGTTGCCAAATTTGGTAATACTAATATCTACAATGAAGGGGTGTTCTGGATGTTCAAAAGACACGCGATTTATAAAACGAAATTCTTTCTTCGATTTTCGCCAATTCTCTATAATAAAATTTTGAATCCCCTTTTTCACTTTTTCTTCTGTTTGATAAGAGACGCGGAAATTAAAGTCGTCGAAATCAACTGGACGTACTCTTTCTTTTCGTTCTGTATCACTATCAATAAAACCTGGTTTTTTATGAATAAAATCAACCGATACTGGATTCGTCGCAAACAATGCTTTTATATCGTTGCTTTTACAATATTCTTGAATATTATGTAATCCTTTTATTTCGGTTCTAACATCGGAAACTTTAAATCTACCAGTGGTGCTATCCAGAAACTCGCATTGTATACGTAAATAATATTCTCCATTCGTGTCTCCTACAATTTTAAAACCAGATGATTTTAGTTTTTGAATAACATTATCATAATCATTGCGCGTCAAGGCTTTTATTCCTTTGGTGCCGAATTTAACTTCTAGTTCATGGTTTATTCCTGAATAACTAAAGGGATTTGTATTATAAAACAATTTTACTAAATTATTGAATCTTTCTTGGGGTGTTTTCTTTTCCTGAACATTTTCAATAACCTCTTCTGGTTGAAACATTTCCATTGGTGCTTCTCTAAAAGATGGTTGGTTATTATCGTTTTTAAAATCACTATCAATGTCTTTTTTAAATTCGTTAGTATTAATATTATTATTTTTATTTACTGATGTATTGATAGAAGTCATTGTTATATAATTAATACATATATTTAAATTGTTATTCATTTTTTTTAATAAGTATTGCCCATCAAATTTGTCGTTCATCGAATTTGTCGTTCATCAAATGTTATGAGTAAAATATATTGTCTGTGGTTTTTGTTTTTGTTAAAAATATTGAACAATTGCTTCGTATAAATCGTTTTTGGTTTTATTCTTTCCGGTATCTTTATTCGTTGTCTCTATACCTAACTTACTACAAATATTGATCAAGTCTTGCACTTTATACGCCGAAGCCGATTTAATAGGTTTATCCACATTACTAATTTGATAATAAGTAGTTTTAATATGATTCAACGAATCAACACATGCCATTTCAAACCCATATTTATTATAATATTTCGACTGAGACGGCAATTCGTGTACTATATACACAATATTACTGTCATTCACGAATAATTCATAATAGGTTTTTTTACTAACATAAATAATGTTTATGTTTTCAATGGCGCAAAGAGTCAAAAATGTTTTAGGATTCAAATTGTTATCGTTCGCTAAATTACTTTCTAAATTGGTAATCGTATCGAATTTGTGCATTTTAACAATATCTTTGTTTTTTCTTATAGACTCGACGAAATCAATTTTAATCTGTTTCGCCACTAATGAATTTTTATTATTCATGGTCTCATATTTGATATCGCCGTATTTAATAATGTAAAAACACCAAAATAAAGTATCTTGTTGATTCGGAATATATAAGGCTGGTTTTTTTGTTGACGACTTCTCCTGCTGTGAATCTCTTACTTTTGGGGTTTCGCTTTTTATAGACGATATTTTTGTTTTTATAGATTTTTGAATATTTTCATTATGTAACATATAATCTTGTAGCTGATCTAATACATCATTATATGATATCATCTTTACTTGCTACATAGTATAGTAGCACTATCTTTAATATCTTTTGCTTCTTTTGTAAAATAGGTCGTTCTATATGCCTCCTTTTGTTTTTCGATATTACCAAGTGTCAACTCTTGTGTATTTACATATTTGATATAAGTGGTTAGCTCATCAATAATATATTTTGGTAATTCGGTTAAATTAATATGAACGCCATATTTGTTTTCATTTAATATTGCGTCTGAATGTTTACTAAGAATTCTAAGGACTTCGATTTGATTAAATTTATTCATATTTTCAATGGTTTCACGAATATAATTCAGTTCGCTTACCGAAAAATCATTGGTTTCGTTGGTGGAAATAACTGCCTCCATTATAATTCATTTATTGTAATGTTTTTAAGTGTTTATTATTACTTAAAAGAATAACTTGTTAAATAATAAATATCATGGAAGATGGTATAGAAAATTATACGTCAAGTCTTGCCGAGAGACTGAACAAAATCAGTGAATCTAGCAATAGTCAACATACAATATTGTATTTATATGTTCCAGAAAATAATACTCTTTTAAAAAATTGCATCATTACGGATAGTAAGGAAAAAATAATGTCTTTGTCGGAAAATAAAAAAGGTCAAGTGATATGTTTTGTTAAAGACGAAACAACCAAGTTATACAAGTCAATTCAGATGCAGTAAGCTTATAAGTAGTGATTTTTATATAGTAATAATTATTGTAATAAAAAAGAAATAATTATTGTAATAAAAAGAAATCATTATTGTAATAAAAAGAAATCATTATTGTAATAAAAAGAAATCATTATTGTAAAATGATATAATAACATTTCGCTAATTTTATTATATGAATACATTGGTATTTATTTTTGGTTTGTTGATTTTTATTCATTTCAATCTTCGATAATCAATCTGGGTTTTGCGGCTGGCTTATACTCTTTCTCCTTCACTAATTCCCCAATAATTGAAATATATTTGTCATTGAGTTCGAATCTTTGTCCTATTACTCTTACATTAATTTTATCTCCTTCTTTTATTTCTGCAAAATAGGATACGGAATAATGATGGTCTTTTGCAACAAATACTACTATAGGTGACGGCACTTCTGTATCACTTTCGGCACGAATACCAGCTTTGGTTATATTTTTAGCAACACATGTAATCAACATACCTTCAATGGGAAAGCAAACATCACATTCAAACACTACATCAAATAAAACATTATTTCCTTTTTGAATCATTCCACTTGAATATGAAATAATCTTTGATGAATTCGGTTTGATATATCCCTCTACAACACATTTTCCTTCAAAATTTGCCTTAATATTTTCCTCGATATTTTCTTTTAAATTTTTACCAATAGTAGTAATAGGCAATACTATTTTTCTAGTGAGTAAACATCTAGAATAAACAGACTGGAATCTTGTTTCTTTTCTTTTTTTTTGTTGTGTTTGTTTAGATACCGCTTCCATTATATATTATGCATATTATCTTTTAACTATTTTTGAATCAATTATTTTTATTTTTATTTTAATTTTAATTTTAATTTTAATTTTAATTTAAATTCTAATTTTTTTTATTTATATAATTGTTTTTTTGGTATATATAACCTCTTGCATTTTTGGAATACATACATGGTATCTTAGACAAAAACAGAATAAATTTTATACCATATTGCCATTTCAGGTGTTAAAAACCATTTTTTATCATTTTGCTTAATTGCATTAAAATATCTTAATATAAATTCTTGATAAACGCATAATTCAGTGTGACCAACCGCTTCGCTCACGACATTTCCATCTGTGTCTTTTTTAACCTTTGTATTTTCATTGGTAAATTTAGTTTCACCTACAATAGCATTTATTTTTTGGATGGTTTTTTCTTTACCAGCTTCATCACACCGAGCACCGGTGTCACGTTTCGACTCCATATCTTTCGTTTTAAAAACAAAATACCGATTGTTTTTTTCGTATCCAATAAATCCAATGATTTTATTGTATTCGACCGGATTCATTGTTAAATATTCTTTGGCCTCTTTGGTGGCGGCTATTTCGCGCTGGTCTTCTGGCTCTGCTTCAACCCACTTATTATTTTCATTTAATATCATAATTAAACGCTTACTTAAATTATACATAATAAACACCGTGAATTTTTTCGTGGTGATACTATTTGTTTCAAAATACTCCTTCACTAGCCACTCCATGCTTCCATGATTTAGTTTGGTCAACGAATATACATAATTCATTACATCTAGCTTATCTTCATACAAAAGAAGTTCTATCATATGTGCTATCAAAAATCTATTGAATAAATCGTCGTTTTTAATTTCTGGATATTCTTGCATCATTTTTCGCATAACAATACCACAATGTTTATACCAATTATCGTCGCCTCTGGGTACCTTTGGCTGTTTGGCGAATTCGTGTGTTATATCAAAATTCGTTTTCAATTCATCCATCACTTTTCTACCTGTATGAAATTCATCTTCGCCAATATGTTTATAAATATCTTTGTGTATTTTTCTTTTGTCGATATTTTTCGTAATATTTTCCTTCACGACAAAACGAACCATATCGTGTTTGTAATCAATAGGAACCGACCTTTCAAAAATAGACGCGTTTTTATCTCTCAATTCTACTGGTTGGAACAAATAATAGTCGCCAATATTTACGAGTCGGCCATTTCTGCCGTATTTATCGGTAATAAATTCATTTTCATCTTCGATTAACTGGGTTAACGCGGAATATATTTGCACATAAGGGTATTCCTTGGGTGTTCTGATGGATTTAAGTAATACGTCTTTCTTATAGAAGAAAGCTTCTTTCATGAGCATTCTTATACGTTGTAAAATTTTCTCGGAATTCATAATAATAAAACTCTCGTCATAAGTATCTTCATTTAGTTCTGATTCATCTATTTCTTTATTTGGTCTACAATCATAATTGCAAGTGGCCATATAATCACATGCGGGCGAAAATGGTGCATCCCCAATTTTAAAATCACGTAAAACGGTGCCGTCTGATAATTCTTGGGTAATGGATTCTTTTATCAGATGTTTCATATTTTCATTCGTAAAATTGGTCTGGTCGTGATTAATAATGCAATCAACCGCGGTTTCCTTTAACACTCTGGTTACTTTGCCGATTTGCACCGCCTTGTATTCTGCCACACGATATACATATAAATCCGCGGATTCTTCTTTATTATCCCCCAGAATAGTTCCATACATAAAAATTTCTACGTTTCTTTTTTCAAAGGGCAAGTCTTTATGAGAAAAATTGCGAACACCTCTGCCGATAATTTGTTCAATGCGGTTCATATTATACCACGGCTCTAGAATATGTATTTGACGAATAAATTTAAAATCTATACCTTCAGACCCTGCTTTTGAAATCAAAACTACTTTTACTTTATTACCAAATTTATTGTCATCGTCCGTTATACCCTTTACTTCAAAATCATTGTTGGGCGATAAGCGCGTTTCACCGGTAATCATCGAATAACGAGCAGGCATGAAATCCTTCTTGTCGTGTGGTTGTTTCATGGTTCTCACATCTACTACGTCGGTTGGTTTATCTTTAAATAATGGTTTCACGCCTTGGCCGTACCTGGTAAATCCCATTTCTTCTAATGCGAGGGCCATAGGTATCAATCCACTATCTATGTATTGCGAGTAAATTAATATAATACCTTCTGATACCTTACCAGTTTCAGGATTCATAATTTTATCCAAAATGCATTTTATTTTGGCACTATATTTGCCAATTTTTTCACGAGAAAATATTTTACCGTAATTATCAAGGGTGGAATTTTTATATTCAAAATCTCCCTTCATTGGTGGAGAACGTTCATCTACATAATTCATCATTCTTTCTAATCCAATTTTACCTGTTAACTGATGGGGGTCAATCATCATGGCTGCATTTCTTCTAGATACATGGTGTTCGTTTTTTTCGCTTTTTACGTCGCTTTCGCTAACGATTTCGCTAACGCTTACGCTTTTTCCGTCGCTTACGCTTTCTCCATCCTCCGTTTCTTTCACTGGTCCTGGGGTCTCATCACCCACGTCTTCTTCTTTTTCTTCTACGATGGATTCCGAAAAACTTGGCGAAAAATCTTCCGATACGTTTTCTTCTGGAATATCGTCCAATATGGCTTTTAAACCATGAACTGGATAGGAAATGATAAGTGCTTCTAAAGGGGTTTGTAATAAGGTGTATCCAAACGACTCCATGTTTTCAAAGGTAGGCATATCTCTCACCATTCCGGTTTTCGTGGTAATTGAAAACCGTTTATTTCTTAAATTGTATATAATATATTTATATGCGCAATACTGACATTTACCACAGTTACCGCATTCGCCAATTTTTGTTAAATATAAACTCAATACACGTTTTTTGTCTTCGTGTTTTATTTTTTTTAAATTCATTTGATAAGACGGATAGGTAATTTTTGGAAAGGTATATTCTTTGGCGAACTCGCTTGGATACACTCTATAAGGGAATGTATACGGATTTTCACCGCGCACAAATGAAATATAACCAGTCGATTTTCTGATTAACATTTCTTCTCCGTTTTTTTTGAAATCACCGTTTTTATCAAAAATGTCCTTTACTTCAATTCGACCTCTTCTATCGTTGGTATTCATCAAATTTAGTAGCCAAACAATTTCCTTATATGTGTTATACATTGGAGTCGCCGAGAGAAGCAAAAATCTCATATTCATTGCTGATTTAACTAGTAATTCTAAATTGATGGCAACTTTTTTATTTTCATTATCGTCTGTTTTACGAATATTATGAACTTCATCAATAACGATTAATCTATTGTTAAATTCATTTTGTAGCCGTTTCATAATTCTACTGTTGAGTTCTATTTTCACATCTTTTAGCATTTGTATTTTTGTTTTGGTTTTTTCTTTCATGGCTTCTTTGGGGTTCTTTTTCATGGGTTCTTTGGTTTTCGTAGTTCCAATATCGACGTCAACCTGCTTCTTTTTGTAGGTTTGTTTTTGCACTTCTTCATCATAATTCATCGTTTTTATAATATAATTCGCAAATTGGACATAACCCAGAAAAATATAATGTGTATTGATTAGGTTCTTAATTTGACTAATGACTTTATCTTTGGTCATACCTTTCATACTCATCGGATTTATTTCTTTTAATAATTTGTTTCCTGTGCACGAGCGAATATTCCATAATCCATCAACAAGGTTTAGTTTTCTCTCGTCGAATAGCTGTAGTTTAAAATTATCTTGGACGTTTTCAGAAGCAACAATGATGATTCTTTTGGAAATACCCATTTGTTTCATATAATCGCGCATTTCTTCGCACACGCCAATTGCACTGCAAGTTTTGCCCGTACCTAAACCGTGGTACAACAATAAGCTACTATAAGGAGTCTGAAATGACATGAAATTTTTAACGAATGCTTGGTGCGGTTGTAATTCGAAATCCGCTTTAGCTAATAAATCCGCGTGTTCTTTAATATTTTCATGAATGGTTCCATCATATTTCGTGTCGTTAAACTCCTTTTTATTGGCAATTTTTATATTAAACGATTTATCATTTAGGTTTGGATATAAAAAAGAATCTTCGTCTGAATGGTCTGCGAAATCATCCCTCTCGATGAGTTCTTTCTTAAGTAAAAACTTGTTGCATTCATTCGAATAATATTTTTCGTCGTTGCAATCCATTTTTTCAAACATTGTTTTTAATTCGGCTTCTTTCTCTGTATTTTCATGTTGTTCATCAGAATCGGTTACTTTATTTTTTTCTGGGTTTTCTGGTTTTTCTGGTTTTTCTGGTTTTTCTGAAATAGCTTGTTTTTCTGACATAATACTATATATTATGAATATAATCTATATTCTTGTAATACTTTATTAATATTTGTTATTAATTTCTTTTTCTCTAAATTATATGGTCTTATAGATTCTAAACATTTGTCAATTGACATCCACTCTATTTTACTTACTTCTGTTACTTGAAAATTATTCAAATATTCTTCTGTGTCATTCATATATGCTAAAAAATATTTATGTTTATATGATTTGTGATTCGTACCTATAAATGTTTCTTCAAATGGTAATATATTTTCTACAATCATAAGTTTAGAAGACAAAATACCTGTTTCTTCTTCAAATTCTCGCAAAGCGCATTCTAAATCTTTTTCTTTATAATTACGGCGTCCTTTTGGAAATTCCCATTCGGTTTCTATCCAGTCAGTTTCGCTTTTTTCAACTATATTTTTTAAAGAAATGATTTCATTATTTATAATAACTCCTTCTCTTATTGTTTCAAATTTTTTAAACGAAGTTTGTTCTTCATTTCTATATTGTGAGTTACATGTTTCGCCCCACATATCATTCCATAAAACCGCAAAGGGTTCTGTTAAAATTCTTTTTTTCTCTGATATAGACATTTCGTTTACGATATTTTGTATTTGATAAATGTTATAAGGCGAATATTTCCCTCTCATAAAATCGATATACCCGAAACTATCCTTACGTCTTATCATAAGAAATTGCAACCCTTTTTCACTAGACCTAAAAACAATGATTCCATAACTTGTTATCGGCAGTTTACATTGATGAAATAAATGTCCTAGTTTGCCGCAATTGTTACATACATTTGTAGTATTTATTAATTTATTCATACTTGCTTACTTACTTTATTATAAGAGATATGTTTAAATAATAATCGCTGGTTTTATTATTACAGGTTTTACCAGTTTTACTAGTTTTACTAGTTTATTTATAAATATTTTTATAGTCTACCATAGTAATGCCCACTGCGACGATTTATCTAGACCCTAAAGTTTGGGGACCTCATTATTGGTTCTTTTTACATACATTAGCAATGACTTATCCACATCATCCAAACGCAGTAACCAAGAAAAAATACTATGAGTTTATCCAAAATCTACCATTATTTCTTCCTGTACAAGAAATTTCCAGTGAATTTAGTAAATTAATCGATAAATATCCGATTACTTCGTATTTAGATAATCGCGATTCTTTTGTTCGTTGGATGCATTTTATTCATAATAAGATAAACGAAAAATTAGAAAAACCCCAAATAAGTTTAAATGATTTCTTTATAAAATACTATGATGAATATAAGACCAATGATGAAAAATTAACTCAATACTATAAACTGCGAGATAGAGCGATCTATTTTGGCATTATTTTCAGTTGTGTAGGTGCCATATACTATTTGTATGACAAATAAAGACGTATCTACTATTATTTTCTGTTTATATATAAGTAATATGAGTGACTTTACAAAAGGACAAAACAATATCAATAATAAAGGAGGTAAAGTTTTAGCGTCTGGTGGTTTCGGGTGTGTATTTACTCCTGCGTTAAAATGCGAAGATGTTGCTCATAGAGAAAAAAACAAAGTTTCAAAATTAATGACCGAATCTCACGCGAGAGAAGAATACGAAGAAATAACCGCGTTTAAATCAAAATTAGATTCGATAAAAAATTATAAAGACTATTTTTTAATATATGATGCCACATTATGCAGCCCGTCAAAACTAACCGAAAGTGATGTAGCGAATTATACCAAAAAATGCTCTGCGTTAAAAAAGTCCAGCATTACAAAAAACAATATAAATGATAATTTGGATAAATTAATGTTGTTAAATATACCTAACGGAGGCCTCCCGGTGGATGATTACATTCATGACAACGGCTCTTATGCAAAACTATACGAGTTACATATGTCTTTGATTCAATTATTTAAAAAGGGTATTCTTCCTATGAATGCAAAAAATATATTTCACTGTGATATAAAGGATTCAAACGTATTGGTGGACGAAACCACGACGCCTTTAAAAACCAGACTCATTGATTGGGGTTTGTCTACTGAGTATACACCTTTTAAGGACGAACCCTTTCCGAAAACGTGGAAAAATAGACCATTGCAATTCAACGTCCCCTTTTCAGTGATTATTTTTACCGACCTGTTTGTTGAAAAATATAGTGCATTTCTTGCCGACGGAGGGGATTACCGAGAAGACGAAGAACTGAGACCATTTGTCTTGGAATATGTTACCGAATGGATGAAGGAACGTGGTGCGGGACATTATAAATTTATTAACGAAATTATGTTTATTTTATTCAGCAATAATTTAACATCTGTATTGGAGAAGAAAAAACCTGATGTGGTCGAAACGGAGTTTACTATGCCTTATATCGTAAATTATATCATGAGTGTATTGCAAAAATATACTGCATTCCGAGATGATGACAAATTGAATTTGCGAGAATATTTAGACAATGTGTTTATTAAAAATGTAGATGTGTGGGGGTTTATAACTGTGTATTTTCCTGTGTTGGAGTTATTGCATAATAACTATAATCGTTTAAATAGAACCGAGTTATTTCTTTTTGGAACATTGAAAGGAATCTTTGTTGAAGTTCTATATTTAACTGCCGATAAACCCATAAATAAAAATGATGTATTGGCCGAATTGACGAATATTAGAATGCTGCTCTACAAATTAGTATATGGGAAAGAAGAATCGTTACATTCATCGTATTCGTCAGATAAAGGAAATGGGTTGAAAACGCGAAAAAATAAGGGAAATTGGTTTTCTAACAAAAAAACCAACACCAATACCAACACTAAGACCAAGACCACCACTAAGTCCAATACCAAAATTTCGTTTAAACGCGGTCCTAAGGTGAAACGATTTAAAAAGCCTATTTTTTTGGATATAAAATAAAGAAACAAAAAACCAAAAAAAACAAAAATAAAACAAATAAAATATAATATTATAATATAAATGATCAAAGATTTTAGTAAACTTTGTACCCCTGCAAAAATTTATTTTGCAATTGCGGTAGTAGCTTCTATTTTTGCGTTATTTAAAGGTGTTGGCCTACTTGCGGTAGCATTTAAATTATTATTTGCTTTTATTTGGACTTTTATCTTGGGATGGTTGTGTAGCAAAGGATTAAAGACATTGGCCTGGTTCCTAGTTTTGTTACCATATATCATAATTGCTTTAGCAATGTTTCGAATCTACCATGTGACTCGTGCGCAAAAAAATTTATTGAAAACAGTTCAATTACAAGGCGCTTATGGACAATAAATAAGAGAAACAACGACAAGAGAAACAACGACAAGAGAAACAACGGCAAGAGAAACTATTGAAAAATATTATATAATACAAATATTATATAATACAAATATTATATATGAGATTAGAAATATTTGTATTAGGTTTAACAGCGTTTTTTGTATATAATGCTTATACGGATGGTAAGTATACAAAAATGCTAATGTCATTTAAGAAATATTATAAAATGATATTTTACGTCTTTCTTGGTGTAGGAATATATATATTATTAAAAAGAAATCCTCAACAAGGGAAAAATATGCTCTTTTACGCAAATAATTTGGTGAAATTTATGCCTATTGACAAAACATCGATGGACATGTTAAGCCCCATTATAGATTTCACCTCAAAAAATGAAAATGACGATGAATGTTTTATGGAATCATTTAACGGAACAACACCCATGGGGGCGGGATTTTGTGGGGAAAGAAGAATTCTTAGTTCTGGAAAAAACGGTACCAAGCGATCGGTAAGTGAAACAAAAAAGAAATATGTTGCGGCGAATCAAGATTGGAAATGTGGACACTGTCAATCGCAATTAGATCATACATTCGAAATAGACCATAAATTACGATTAGAATATGGCGGTGGAAACGACGTACAAAATTTAGTAGCATTGTGTCGCAATTGTCATGGACGAAAGACTGCCAGTGAAAACATGTAAACAAAGATAAAATATTATAATATGTAGTATAATATGTTATTGTAGATAATTGTAGATAATTCAACAGTTTACGACAAACTATTCAGGACAAAATAATATTGATATATAGTAATATATGAATACCAATAGTAATACCAATAGTTATAGTAATACCAATAGTTATAGTAATACCAATAGTTATAGTCATACCAATAGTAGTACAAATAGTCATAGTCATAATGCTTTAAAAGAAATACAAACACCTAGAGTGTTTTATCCATTTATGCTACTCATATTTTTTTTAATCATCATGCTTTTTTTTACAATGTTTAAAGTCAATACCAATATCGAAAAAAATGTATCTATTATTTTATTTTTTTCTCTATTAGTGGTGTGCATTTGTATTGCTTTGATACCAAATTTTGGTTCTATTAAAAAATTATTTGAGCAAATTGGTAACGTTGTATATTTAATACTTTATGTAATAGGTTTAATTTTATTACTATTCATGACATCAGACGAAACCCTCAACAAATATGCTTATATTATCACTCCTGCCGCCATCATTTTAGGAGCATTTATGTTTTACTTAAGTTCCGCAGAAAATTACGTAGCGAAGTTCGATGTGAATTATGAACGGATTAAAACAATGATACTATTTTTCTGTTTTATTACCACCTTCGTATTATTATACACTGTAGATCCGGGAGGCTATATTGCAAAATATTTGGGGTTCAGCATTTTGTTAACCATCCTCATATCCGTCTTTGTATTTTTATATTTAATGATCATTTTAACGTTACCTGATAAGTCTCGGGTTGGCTCTAAACAAACAAACTTTTTGGATAATTTTACAAGTCTCTCTGCCTACGGTAGTATCGCCTTTGTTCTATTTATTATGGTTATAGGAGTTTTATTTTATACCCACCAAGGAGATTTGTTTCAAAGTAAAACAAAATTTGGCGCATCAGCCATTCTTTTACTGGTGATTTGTATTTTATGGGGTATATTACTAATATCCAATTTATTTACTGACTCATTAGACAAGACGGCGGCGAATAAAACCGTTAGTTTATTTAAACGTTCGCTGCTACTTTTATTCGGAATTGTCATTTTAGGGCTCCTTATATTTTGGTTTGTCTATAATATACAGCACTTATCGAGTAACTCGAGCATTGTCAGTTTCGTATTAAACTTATTATTATTGTTTATTATTTTGGGATTTATTTATAAAACCATATTTGTAAAGTTACCTCGCGGTAACGCAAATAAAAATGCCTTCTTTGCATCACTCCTAAGTATGCTTATTTCGATTCCGCGTTTATTTACAGGCGCAGCAGAAAGTGTGGGTAATTCGATACCTAGCGAACAGAAAAGCACACCTACGAGTGCCATCATAGCCTTTACACTCGCGGTTCTACTCTTGGTCGTTTATTTCAAAGGCCCTTCATTATTCAATGTATTAAATATTCAAGGTGGTAAACAATTGGTGAATCAACCCGTGTATACCAATGCACAATATTCATTAGGCACTTATGCGGATTTAAATGGAAGTGACGCACCGGATTATCAATACGCCATTTCATGTTGGATTTTCTTAGATGCCACTGCTCCGAATATGAATGCATCCTATTCTACATATACTTCTTTATTGAATTTTGGAGAGAAACCAAATATTCTGTATAATGGGAAAACACATACATTGATGGTTACTATTCAACAATCAGGATTAAAACATAGTACCCAAAACAAATTAATTGATTTCGATGAAAACGGTAACCGAATTCTTTATAAAAACGAAAATATGTTATTGCAAAAATGGAATCATATTATTATTAATTATAGCGGCGGCGTTTTAGATGTATTTTTAAATGGCGAGTTAGTGAAATCTGACGTGGGGGTGGTCCCCTATTATTCGCTGGATAATTTGACCATAGGCAGTGATGACGGCATTCAAGGTGGAATATGTAATGTTGTTTATTTCAATAAATCATTAACGAGTGCAAATATATATTATCTGTACAATATGGTAAAAAATAAATCCCCTCCAGTTCTCAATGACTCGAATGAAACTATACTAAAACAAAATATAGCAACCGCGACTACTCACCAATAAATTCCGTCATACTTTTAACTTTTTAGTTTACAAATCACTAAATTTACTTTAGAAAATTTCTACGACTATATTATATAATGAGTGTTATAAGTATTGTAATTACGGTAGTGGTTATTTTTATTATTTATATATTAATAAAATATATCTTTACCGACCCATATATACTGCAAAATTTACAGGATGGGAAAACCGCTACAACCATTGCGGCGACATCTTTAGCAACAAATGGATCCAATGTTCCATCCACGAATTTCGCGTATTCTATATGGTTTTATGTGAATAATTGGAATTATCGTTACGGTGAACCTAAAGTTATCTTTGGACGAATGGGGGCACCTAGCACGGACGGATCTGGGTCTATTGATGGTATAAGTGGTGTGGATCCTTGTCCAGCGGTGGTTTTAGGCGCAGTTGAAAATGATGTTTCGGTTTCTTTAGGATGTTATCCTGGAGCCGACCAAGAACCCACCACTACTGGTGGAAAAACAGTCATTCACACATGTTCTGTAGCAAATGTTCCTATTCAAAAATGGGTCAATTTAGTCGTAAGTGTTTATGGTAGGTCTATGGATATTTATATTGACGGCAAATTAGTTAGAACTTGTTTATTACCTGGCGTAGCGAGTATTAATAACAATGCGAATATTTATGTCACACCTCTAGGTGGGTTTGAAGGGTGGACCTCTAAATTTGAGTATTATCCTAATTCTATAAATCCACAGGAAGCCTGGAATATTTACTCGAAGGGTTATTCTACTGGGTTTTCTAGTATGTTTAATACATATCAGGTCCAATTATCTTTAGTTGAAAATGGTACGACGCAGAGCACTGTGACAATATAAAAGCATCTATGTAAGAAAATCGACTAGGTAAGAAGATCGACTAGGTAAGAAGATCGACTAGGTAAGAAGATCGACTAGGTAAAAAGAAATGTATAGAAAATAAATAGTAATCGACTCTTATTACTTTACTATTTATTTTTACTTTTGAAATTTTCTTATTTATTTACTATATATATAATGAGTGATAACGGCGTATTTAATTCATTTTCAACATCAACAAATAAAGGAACTTTTGGAACTCGGGAATTTTTAGAATCAAATAGTTTAGTAGCAAAATTGGCATTTTTATTATTTGTTATATTTTGTTTCATCATATTCATCAGACTAGGTATTTCCATTATGGCTTATTTTTTTAAACCAAATGAGTCTCCAAAACTGATAAATGGAATGGTGGAAGCGAATCAGCAAATCATTTTCCCCCAGGATCCTAGTGGCAATGGTGCGGTCACTATTTACAGGTCCGTAAATGCCAGTAAAGGGGTCGAATTCACCTGGTCGGTCTGGATATTAATAAATAATTTGAATAGCTCGGATAGTTCTTCTACCTACAAACATATTTTTAGTAAGGGTAATAGTGACCTACAAGAAAACGGCTTAATTTATCCGAACAATGCTCCTGGATTATATATTGCACCCAATACCAATACTCTCGTGGTCATGATGAATACCTTTGATGTTATCAATGAAGAAATTACCATTCCTAACATTCCTATTAATAAATGGGTAAATGTCATTATTCGATGCCAAAATACGACATTAGATGTCTACATAAATGGCACCATTGCGAGAAGTATAAATCTAATGGGTTTACCTAAACAAAATTACGGCGACGTATATGTGGCCATGAATGGTGGTTTTGATGGTTATATTTCGAATTTATGGTATTACAATTATGCTTTGGGTACTGCAGCCATTCAAAATTTAGCAGAAAAAGGCCCTAATTTGAAAATGATTGGGTCGAATGGATTAAGTGATACTTTTTTCGATTATTTGTCTTTACGGTGGTTCTTTTATGGCAGTGGCGATAGTTATAATCCGGCGATTCAAGGTGCTCCGTCTACATAAACCTCTATAACCAGTATTAGAAGATTGTAAATACAATTATATATTATTTTTTCATTATTATTAAAATACTATATATATAAGATGGCTGATTACCTACCTATTCCTGCAAGAGTATGGTCTAGAGTACAAAATCCATGTGTATATAATTTATTGCAGACTAATTCAAACACTGCATATATTCCTTTGACCAATCAAACCGTCTCTTTAGCACAAGCAAATTATCAAGAAAAATTATTGTACAAGGGTAATATTTTGCAACATAAAAAAAATAGCTTCCCAATGAGCAAACAACAAAAATACACGCGTATCGCCAATGGTTTAGGACCAAATCGAAAAAAGGTCTATGCCACCCAAAGTCAAACCTATACCAATCCGAATACGACTGGATTGCTGCGTGTAAATTCTATCGAAATACCTTTTCCTAATGAAATTGTCGGCGCACCCAATAATATTTCTGGTCCATATCAATATAACGTTCCCAATCCGTTTGATTGTCCCAGTAACTCTTTACAAGACGGCGGCAATTTAGTATGCGGAACGTATACCAATCCTTGCACGGGTGAAATTATTGAATCTAGCGTGACATCCGCCGATATTTATACTCCATCGTATTGCTCGGATGTTCCTGGCGCACCTATTGAACTATATTGGAATAAGAAGGTGCAATCTTGGTTCCCAAGACAACGATACACGATGAACAATAGTGGAGACAAGTGGCCGCAAGGTTATAAAGGGTTCGTTAGTGCGGTTCGTCCAAAACCTCCGGTCATTTCTTTAGTGTATGAAACCGACGATATCATTGAAATTTCTTGGGCGGTTGTGACGAGCGATTGTTTGCCCATTTCTAGTTTCAATGTCTACATAAACAATACATTTTATATAAATATAAAAAATACACGTGATAAATTGTATTTACAGACCATCGATAAAAATTTTGTTCGAGATTTACTGGGAAATGCGCTGACTGATAATTATGATTTTAATATACATATTACATCGTTAACACGCGATCAAGAATCTTTGCCTTCAAAAATGGCGAACAAAGTTGACGGGCCATATGGTTCGACCGAACTGCCAAATACATATGAGTCACTGTCTTCGAACTTTTTGTATTTTAAAGCAACACCCGGCGTTGTTCTTCCTCCAGTTCCTAGTGATGGATGTGACTGCAGTTTCTTTAATAAATTATTTAAGGACAACACGGTTGTGCAGATAAATACTTGGTTAACCAATTATAATAATAGTATGAATCTAAATACACAAACGCGTATAGATTTAGACACTTATAATGACTATAATGTGAATTTAGAAAAATTGAAAAAATCAATGGATCCTACGTGTTGTTTTTATGATATATTAGATATTTACCAAGATATTTGGAAAACTTTGTGGGTCTCGTATGAACAAAAATACGATTATTATGATTTAGTGACCAATTCGTCTAGATGGAAAGAAGATTCTAGAATATTACAAGACACTACATTATTGGAGGAATATATTAAAAATTTACAAAAAACTACCACAATTATAGAGATTAAAGTAGATGCTATGAAGGCATGTGTTAAGCCTAGATACGCGCGTTATTTTGAATTGTATGGTATTCCAGAAAATTTAGAATTTGATCCGGAAAAATTGTTACAAATAGATTTAGAACTTTCTTTAGAAACGGAGGATTGTTGTTTGGCGGATGTTTCGGCGGATGTTTCGGCGTATAATTCAGAAGTCGAATAAGTATTTAGAAAAGTATTTAGAAAAGTATTTAGAAAAGTATTTAGAAAATCATTTTTTTTGTAAAAAAAATAAAATTAATGTATATTATAATATGAGTCACCCTGCAATCGACTTCTACTTGCGCGAGTTAGACTTGTCCGCAAATGCTGCCCTTGCCACTATTGCTGGTGGTGAAATCACCCTTTACCCAAGTTTTGATGATAAAATCGAATTTGATATGAGTTTATCACTTGCCCAAAACTTTTTCCACTTTGTTTCTGATGGTACCGATATCAGTGATAACACAAATGATGATATTCTTTTCCGCCATCATAACGCATTTGAGAACAATGTTCCACTTGGTATTAACTTTATGGATCGCATGAAATGCATTTCAACAATGTGCCACACTGATGAGCGATTCAAGAGTTTACCTGATAACTACTTAAGAGACGGTCTTTCTCAATATTTATTTAATACATGGAAGGGTGTTGATTTATTCAACAATGAAGCCGATGTTCGCGAAGGCTTACGTTCAAGTATTTTAAATAGAATGGAGACTATTTTGGATGGTTTACACACACGTGATTCAGCTACAAATACAAAGTTACCATCCATGGCCGTTACCGAAAATAATCCTTCCAGAACACTTTTACGACATATCTTAAAGGCTGACTCCAGTCGTCTAACACCATTACACCGTGTTCCTACTGTCAACACATCATCAAAGGTTCTAGATTTGAGCAGTGTAGAGTTCTACATGCCTTTACAATCTGGCGATTCGCTTGCTTTCCTTGTGGAAGTTATTGCGGATCCAGATCAAACAGGTATCATTGATGCACCACCAAGTGGTGCTATCACTATTCCTAACCGCAAATTCTTAGTCGTTGCCAACCTTGTAGGAGACAATTACTGGGACTTAGACACGTATAAAGACGCCATTGTCTTAGAATTCCAGGCTGCCAGAGATTTAGCTGCCGCTGCCAAGTCAGCCAAGGAGGCTGCTGCTACTAATTTAACAGCTGCAAACGCCGCTGTTGTTACCGCACAAACTGCATTCGATTCTGACCCAAGTGTAACAAACCAAGCAGCTTTGACTGATGCTAACGCCACAAAGGTTACCGCATCCAATGCCTACAACACTGCCAGAGCTGAATATGAGCGATTACGCACATTAGCCAATGGTCTATGGAACGAATGCCGACAAGCACGCGTTAATGATGATGTATCAAGAACATCATACCAATAAACGATAGGTTATTCTGAAATAAAAAAATAATAATTCAATATTATTATTTTTATGCTCTTAGATTTGGATTGATACACAATTCTTGACTCGGGAATATATCTCCTGACATGCATTTGTCATTTACCCCTACTTCAGCGCAACTGCGATATCCGCGGTCTTCACCGATAAAGCACCAACCCGCTTTCGAACTAGAGGCTTCATGTGGCGAATAGTCTTGGTTTTCTTCTGGCACTTTGGCATTATTTAACGCATTATGTAAAGAGTTGTTTGCATTCACGTTTCCTTGTGTTCCTGTTGCTCCTGTTAAAGGCTGACTTTTCATGCTGCTCTGTGCACTATTTGGCGTAATATCTTGGACCGCGGTAAGTCCCGCATTCACTGCGGATGCCGTGCCACTGACTACCGCCTTGGCGCCCTCTGCAGATACATCTATGGCTTGTCCGGTGACTGCTACAGTTGTACCGAAAATCTTTTCTATTAAAGGGGCAAAAAAGTTGGTAATATCTTGGGTCCCTTTGGCTAAATACACAAAAATATTGAACCCTAAAAATGCTAAAATTAAAACAATCAGTAACCATGTGGTCAAATTAATATTTTTTAAATTGTCAAAAAATCCTCCATCGCTTCCTAAAGACGACCCACTCGAAGAAACGCTGGATTGTATAGGCGAACTAGAAGATAGACTGGGTTGCAATATTGAATCGGTTAAACTATTAGAATTAGAATTTTCCATTATAATAAAAATATATATAATTATTTTTTATTATACACCGAACACTCTATGAAATGTTAGCATTTTATAGACAAATCAAAGAAAAAGACGCGTGCATACAACTTATTTAAAGGACAGTAAATATAAGAATTGATTCAAATCCCCTAAAATGGTATCACGAATATTAAACAAATCGGTATTCGACATTTTTTTCATGGCTTTATTATCATTTAAACCCACTAAATACCCTTTAAAGCCTTCGATTTCTCTCTTTAAAGCCTCCGCTGAACTTAAATCCACCAATCGAATATGTTTATGACTCATTAAATCGGTTCTTACTCCAGATTTTCCTAAAAGCACTTCCACAAAACTATCCATGTTGGCATTTATTTTGGTGTATAATTCATCGGTTGCCTTATGAGTCGCGTAACTCGTGGTCTTCCAATGATATAATTTCACCATTAAAAGCATTTCTAAAAACACTACCGTAATCTCTTTTTGGAAGGCGGATAAAGAAGAACTATTGGAAGAAAACATTCTTCGAGTGCCTCTTCCCTTATTCTCTCGTGGTCTTTTATGTGTCTTTGACATATATATATAACTAGGTAAAAATTTTGTGTATTTCAAAATTCGGAGTTTTTACAATTTTACAAGAATAAATTATTATAATTATCAGTTTTTTTTTCGTTTTCTAAATTTCTTAAATTGACCTCTAATCGATAAATTTCTTTATATAATGTAATTGGTAGAAATAATGGATTAGCATATAATAGTACTCCACAAAATCCATAAAATACTGAATCTAGATATAGATAAATTTTTTTCTGTTCATATTTATTGTAATTATATTTATAAGAATTTATTCCACGAATAAATCCTAATCCAGACCAACTAGTACAACCTATTATTGATAATGATGTTTTAACGTTCATTTATTTATTATATACAAATATATCTATACTATTTTACTATATATACATTATACCATCTGCGTTTTGCATCAGAAAATGTGTAAAGAATATGATGTCACACTATATACGCGGAATAAAATTTTCCCCAAACGTGTTGAGTGTTTCCAATTTTTCAATCGTTTTCTCCAAATTAAACGCCTTCACATCCTTAAATAAGTATTCGGTTCCTGGAGACACTTCGTTTTTCTTAATTTGCTTATACACTAAATCGATTTTTTTTAAAATATTCGCCAATATTTCTTGTTGTGACGGTCGAATGATTTCCTCGCTATTGGTAATATTTTCACATAATAACGCAATCGCAAAATACAATATATTTCGCCTTTTCTTTTGACAACCACTCGAATATTTCAAGCTGAATAATGTTAATAATGATTCCATTGTTTTTTGTACAAATTTGGACCGTTTTTTAGCTTCGCATAAGAACAAATCCCATACAATCCAAATAATATCCTTTTGTAACTTGGTGTCGACTTGGGCAAAGGTTCTTCGTTCGCACAAAATCTTTTCCTTCTTATTTTTACATATGGTTTCAAATTCCATAATCCATTCTAACCAATAACAAGCATTCATGGCGTTTTTGCTTTCTTCTGAAATATTAAAGGCAATTTCATTTACCGCAGGAAATAATTCCTTGGGGTCTTCGGACAAAAATATAGATTGCGCATACGTATTGCTAGCTGCCTTAAATTTATCTCTCATTTGTGTCATATCAAAATCCGCTAATTTGATTTTAATAATGTCGAAACTGTGCTTACGTTTCGCATCACATAAAACACACATGATTTCGCAAAATAAACGTCGTATTTTTTCATTATTCCTCATGCGCAATTCATTATCGGAATATCCATTATTCACAATATCCTTAAAATGTTTGATTCGTAATTCTAAATAAGCCGCTATTTTAGGGTTTCCTAAATGAATATGTTTGGTGTAAAAAAACAAGATGGTTTCCCATAAATCGCCATAGTGTCCAGCACATATCAACTCCGCACTCCAATAACACGCTGGTTCTATTTTTGAATTTATTAAACTATTTAGCAATTCTTTTTTTACGTCCGTTTTTTTAAATTTGGAAAAGGAAATACCTTTAAATTCGCCAGCATTTCTTATATCATTTATTTCGGATTCACTCATATAATAAAAATTTATACAAAAAAAATAACAATATTACATATAGATAGATGAAATTACTTAAATCAATGACTCATTTTTATAACAAATTGTCGAGCTTTGGGAAAATATTGGTTTTCACTGCCATACTATTAACCATAATTGTATTTTTTAAATACGTGAATCCAGTGAAGGAGGGTATGATAAATACGACGGATAAAATTTCGTATAAAGAAGGAATTGCCATGTATGATGACTTTTATGCAAATATTTACGATTATTTGGTTTACAATAGCATCAAAAATGATTATGAAGTGGGAACGATTTTAAATAGCAGTAGTCCATCGGAAACCAGTGTCATTGCCGATATTGGTTGTGGCACGGGACATCATGTGGCGAATTTATCCGCTAAAAATTTAAAAGTGATCGGTATTGATATATCGCCGGCCATGATTCAAAAGGCCAAAGAAGAACATCCTAACGCGTCGTTTCAAGTGGGCGACGCTATGGATAATCGTCTATTTAAATTGAATTCGTTGACGCATATTCTCTGCATGTATTTTACCATTTATTATTTCAAAGATAAGCGCCATTTTTTCGATAATTGTATGGAGTGGTTAATGCCTGGAGGATTTTTAATTGTTCATTTGGTGGACCGCGAGAATTTTGACCCTATATTGCCTCCAGGAAATCCTTTATATGTAGTCTCTCCACAAAAGTACGCGAAGGAACGAATCACCCAAACAAAAATAACCTTTAACGATTTTGTTTATTCGGCAAATTTTAATTTAGATAAGGAGAATGATATGGCTACTTTTGATGAAAAATTCAAGTTCAATGATGGTCGTGTGCGTAAACAACAACAAAGATTATATATGGAGGATACTAGCGCCATTTGTGAGTATGCGCAAGATTGCGGTTTTATTTTACAGGGCAAAATTGATTTAGTGAAATGTGCGTATGAACATCAATACTTGTATATTTTTGTGAAACCATCATAATTGATTACATGAGACGTCGTGTGGGGATTTTAGTTTTTCTGGTGGTCTTTCGACTCTTTTTACTTCCTTTTCTGGTCCTTCGTCTGGTCCTTCGTCTGGTCTTTCGACTTCTTCTTGAGCCTCCATCTACTGCTTCAAAATCAATCATGTTATGGTGTTTGAATTCTTGAAATTGTTTAGCGCTTAGTATTTTTTTCAATATGACATCTCTGGATTTACTATTTGCTAAAGCCCAGTTCTCATCATCTTCAAAAAAGCTTTCAACTTT